TTATTTTTTGTACATTGTCTGAAGGATTCCGACCTTCTCGGCTTCTTCCATGGCTTCCCCGTGGAGGTACTTGTAGAGGATCATCATGGGTTCCGGGACTTCGCCCTTTTCCTTGCGGTAGTTTTCTATCAGCCGGACCACGTCTTTGTGGAGGGCGGTCATGTGATTCAGTTCCTCTCCGGACAGCCGGTAGTACAAATCTGCTGTTTCCGGGTCTGTCGCACGGGTTTCCATTGCGTCCTGGATGTAGCATCTGGCGTCCTTGACCTCATCTTTGATGTGGTGCATCAGTTTCTCCCAGTTTTCCATAATCATCCCTCCTGAATGTACGCATACAGCGTATCAATATCTTGCCTTCCCAGCTTGAGCGTAAGCCCGATTCCGGGGATTTTTACGGGCAGCGCCTCTGTCCCCATGTATGGCTTTGCGGCGTTGTACAGGGCGTCAACGTCCACCGTGCCATGCTCCATATCGTAAACGCCCAGCGCCTTTACCATGGGATGATCTGCGTACTGGGCAATAATCTTCGGGAAATTTGCGGTAAGCAGCCCCCCAGCCCCGGCGACCAGAACTCTGTCCCAGCCAGAAAGACTTGGAGCAATGCTTCTGTCAATGAATCTTGCAAGCCCTGCCTGCACGTTTTCCATAGGAATCATAAATTACCTCCTTGAAAGTATGGGGCGGCGGCTGCCGCCCCAATTGTCGGGAATCAACCGTTGCAGCACCCGCCGCACTTGGGCAGGGGGTTGTACAGCGTCTGTGCCGTGGTGCCGGTTCCGGTGGTCACGTCGGCAACCTGCTTCGGATAGAAGGTCGCGTTGGCGTAAGTCACGATGGAATTGTCAGCGCAGCAGCGCCGCTCTGCCTCGATCTTGATGTCCTTGGACAGTTCAGCCCGGACGCATTCCACATCCTGACGAACCAGCGCGAAGCTGTCCTCAGTTCGCTGATTGTGTACAGCCTGATCGCACAGGGTCTTGCGAATGTCCTTCAACTGCCCGTCAATGTAGGCGTACATCTCAAGGGATTTCTGATCGTTGTAGGTATTTGCCTTCAACAGTGCGATTTCGGAATCCTTGGCGGCGAGCTGCTGCTCACGATCCAGTTCATACCGGCTCACGGGCATGTTCTCGCTACACCCGCCCCAGCCGTAGCCAACCCCATAGGGCATGGCGGGCATAGCGGGAGCGGGGGGAACGGCATTGCGGTTGCCGAGAGCCAGAGCACCCAGGCCGCCCGCAGCGTTCATCACGCCCAGCGCCAGACCGGCAATACCCGTACCAAGACCGGCACCGGCTACGCCTTTGCTTGCATAATCCTTTTCTACTTCCATAGTTTAGAAGTCCTCCTTCAAAATATTAGGAGGTGGCCACCTTCTACCTATAGAATAACAAAAATCCCGACGGTAGAATCATCATCTACTCGTCGGGATTTCGTCAATAAATCGTCAATAAATCGTCACGCAGAATCAGAATTTCAGATTTTCAGGGAGCTTGTCACTGTACTTTCTGCACAATTCATATTCTATCCGCAACTTTTTAACCGTTCTTGTGATAGTGGCTTGGGACACGCAAAACTTGTGGCACTGTTTTGTCTGGCTCCATCCGGCGGCTCGGGTGCGGATGATCTTTTCCTCCAACGGCGTAAGAATCGCCAGAGAACAAAACTCATCCAGAATCACCCGATTCCATCGGACTTTATCCACTTATCACATCAGTCCTCCTTTGGGGAACTGTAGGTTCTTGCCAGTTTGCTGTCAGCGATACCGGCGGTGGTAGGATCATTGACCACGCCCAGAATCACCAGCAGGGCAAACACGGCGTTTACCACTGCCAGCAGCTTATCGCCGATTTCGCCCAAGTCCAGCGTAAAGCCGAACAGGGCGGCCACGGTCTGGATCAGCAGCAGCACGGCGGGAATCACCGCAAGCCAAAAGTTCTTGTTTTTGATACGGACAGTCCAGTTAATCATTTTGTTTCCTCCTTAAATTTAGCCCAGCCCAAGCCGGGCAAGAATAAACCCTACGACAGCGGCCACAACGATGTAGATGACCTTTTCCACAACGCCCTTCCACCGCTTGCCGGGTTCGGATTTCAGCTCCTGCACGTCCGTGCAGAGGCCGTCAACCTTCTCCCCGGTAACCTCCACCTTCTCCGCCATGACAGCGACGGATGTTGCCAGCGTGTTCACCGCTTCCGTGTGCCGTTCCAGCGCGTCCAGCCGGTGGGAGTTGGATTTGCTCCGCTGTTCTACCGCAGAAAGCCGTCCAGCGATTTCCGTTTCTTCCATTGGCATACTCCCTTCTCAGCCGTTCCACCGGCTGTACTTCCCGTTGTCCTCGTGAATCCCCCATCCGTACAGCCCCAGACCGCCCCGCCCGGGGATTTTCTCGGCCTGCACCTCCTGGGCTATGGCATACAGTTTCTCCGGGGAGATAGCCCCTGAGAGGTCTACGGCCTGTCCCGTGGTGTGCAGGGAGTTGGATACCCCGCCCACCTCGGCGTTGTGCCGCTTGCACCGAACACCGGAATTCACATTCAGGGGAACCCCTGCCCGACGGCGTATCTCATCCGCCATGCGGACGGTTTCCTCTGCGGGCTCTGCGGGGAAGCCGTTGCAGTATTTCCCGCCGCACTGGCACCGGAACTCCTCCCGGGTAAAATACCGGATATCGTCCCAGAATGTTCCCGTCTTCGGCGCGTCGCTGCTTTCCGGCTTCTCCACCTTTACCGCCGTCCCTGCGATAGCACCGATGAGCATTTTCTGGGTAGCCGCCCCCGGTATCCCGTCCACGGTAAGCCCATAGTCGGCCTGAAACGCCCGAATTGCCCCTTGGGTATTCCTGCCCTCAATGCCGTCAATCGTGCCGGGAGAATAGCCCAGATAGGTGAGCAAGCACTGAATTTGTGTAATCGTCATTCTGCATCCTCCCTGCTATCATAAATCTGCGCCATCTGTTCCAGAAATTCGGTAAGCTCCTGATTCTGTGCTTCCAGCTCTGCAATGCGGTCTTCCGGCGTTGGTTCCGGTTCCGGTGCCTCGGCTATTGCCCGTTCCAGCTCCGCGATTTCCTCCGGGGACATTGGGCGAATCACTCCATTTTCACACATGTTCATGGCTGTCCTCCTTACGCCCGCACGCCGTAAAGAACGAATTTACAGCCGGGATAAATCAGCATACCGGTTCCGCCGATGGAGGTAATGGGCTTCGCCCAGAGCGAATCCGTGAAATACTTCACGTAGGTGCTAGTGGAACTGCCATACATGCCCATGTTCTCACCCCATCCGGCGCCGGTTGAACGCAATGCGCTTTCTATCACCTGTACCCCGGAAACATCCACCTCATAGACGGCTCCCACCAGACGGTCAGTTCCGACCTTAGGCCAAAGGGAAGTATAAACTGCCGGGCTGGGATTACCGGAGTTTATCCCGTTGAGCATGGCAAACGTGATGTTCGGAATGGTACTCCCGCCGGTATACTTGGGGAACTTACTGCAGAGCCTCGCTTTCAGGAGGGAAAAGGGCTGCCCGTTGAGATCCTTATTGATAGTCAGCGCATTGCTTTCTTCCGCGTCGTCGGGGATGATGATTTCTGCTATCTTTTCCCAGTTGCCAGAGCCGCCGCCCTGCCCGTCCGCGCCCTTTGGGATACCAAGATTAAGCAGCGGATTCTCTGCCGTGCCGCCAATGCTGGCAGTTGCATCGCTTCCCGCCGGAAGGGTCGTGACCGTGCCGATCTGGATATCAGGGACTGCACCGTTCTCGCCCCTGCTGGGCTTTCCGGTGTCGATATCGCCTATGTACCAGTTGCCGTTGCTACCGATGGTGGGGGTGATGCCGTCCTTGCCCGCAGCGGGTGGATTGGCTTTCAGATAGTCGTCTACAATCTTCTGTACCGTTGCCGGGTCAACCTCTCCACCGCCCCTTGTCAGCGCCTCATTTACAGCCGCTACAAGGCTTGATTTCGCGACGGTATCCAGATCATCCAGATTTCCTATCGCTGCCTGAATCTGCGCCCAGACCGGCAAGGACGGGTCGGTGGAGCTGTCTCCGGATGGAGCCGCCGCGCCATTCACAAGGCCGAGTTCCGTCCAGATGGTGGGGATGACTACATTGTTCGCAGCGTCCACGCCGTACACACCCATGTAGAGGTTCACGCCCGCGCGGCTGACTACCTCCGCCGGAATGGCAACTTCACTTCCAACGTCCAGCACATCCTTTGTCACGGCGCTCCGGAATACCACAGTTTTCTGTAGGCCGTCCCATGCGGAATCCGTGTATTCGATGGAAACGGTAGCGCCCACAATACCCTTGGGAATCGGCACAAGGCGCGTCGTCTCGCAAGTTGTCTTGGCGACTTTTACTTCTGCAATCTTCATGCCGTCACCGCCTTACATTTCGGTGAAACGCTCATCATCCCACGCGGGGGAGCCTGTGGCCTCGCCCGTCCATACCTTGCGCACACCATCCAGTATGTAAAAGTAGTTGGGTCGAACCGTCAGCCCGGAAGTATACGGAATCGGCGTTTCCTTTGTTCCCGGCATCGTGGAATCGTACTCGCTTTCCACCCACATAATTGCGCCGCCAGCGGAAATCTGCTTGGGAATCCAGTTATAGCCCGGTCTGCTGGGCGGGGCACTGGGTTCCGGGTCAATGGTGATTCCCGCCGCCGAAACAACGCGGCAAGTTTCTCTATCTGCCTTTGCGAAGGCGATGATTTCATCAGGTGTCAGCATTTTCGTATACCTCCGATAGTTTCGATAATAGGGCGGCGTACTGCTCCCGCTCATACTCCCGCTGTGCAGCGTCCAATTCCGCCCACGGCTTCCACGGGGCGATCATCTCACCGGTGAACACCACGCCATCAGCACGTGTCCACGTCTGACCCGCCGGGATTAAGCGGTAACCCTCAATGTAGGCGTCGCACTTACCGTCGAATGCGTCTGTCTCGATTGTGGTCAGCCCCTCGGCGGTGGAGGTGTGACACTTAAAACTGGAATCTATGTAAATCGTTTTCATGCGCCGCCCTCCTATTTCAGCAATTTGATTTCCGTCGCGGTATACGTAATCGTCGCATACGCGGTATGCACACCGCCAAAGCCGATACTGTGGAGCCCGGACAGGGCAGATATGTCAACCGTTACCGTGGTTAGATCGGTACCGATTGCTACCGAAGCAACGACAGACGAGCCACTGTACACCTCCAATTTTGTATCGGAGCCGCCCGACGCTTTGCACGTCGCTTGAAGAGTGCTATACTCTGTCAGGTCAATTTGGCCTTTTGTACGTGCAGACCAGACTCTGTCGCCATTGTAGTTATTTACCGACTTAACCGTCAGTTCTGCTTCTGCGGTTACAGTGCTGTTCACAGGCATTTCCCACTCACCGGCTATAATGTCGCTCGGGGCATTTGGTTTGAACAGGAACAGCGCATAGCTCAGCTCCACAGAGGTGCTCTGGCCATCCGTGGTGATAGTTACGGCCTTGCTGTCGGTCTCCGTCCCACTTGTGGAGGTCACCGTCCAAGTTCCTGCATTATAGACTATGCATGTCCACGAACCACTGGTGTTTGGAGCAGTAAGGGTTGTAGTTCCATCACTGCACGTACAAGTTGATCCCGCAGGGTAAGTGACGTTGATTGTAGCTGAGAAGTACGTTATTGTGACATACTCTACAGTTAAACGAGTAATGTCGACGTCTTGGGTTGCGATACTGCTGCCCTTTGTAGCAGTAACAGTCCATGTACCAATGTCCAGACCGCTGAACGTCCACGTACCATTTTTTTCGGAAGCTGTTTTTGTGGTTGACCCCATTTTACAGGTTACAGTGGAACCTGTGGGGGCGGTCACAATTATTGTCGATTTGTTGGGGCTTCCGCCGCTGGCACCAAATCCATATAAAGGCACTGCAATGCTCATACGTACACCTCCACCGTAATCGGAATATTCACCGTGGGCTTGTCCTCAAGGCAGGTAAACGTCAGCACGTTGCCTGACCGGGAAGCGAAGCTTACCATGCCACACGCCTCTTTCAACGCCAGATTGGTCTCCGTGTTACTCCCGTACACTGGATAAGCCATCGCGCGTTTTGTATCCGTCAGACCGGAGACCGTAACAGACTGGGTATACGGGGCGCTGGCAGACCAACCGGCAGCAGTTAACGTTGCAGTCTTTGCAACCGTGTCCACGTACCCCTTGGTTGCAGCATCAGCGCTGTCCGTGGGCACGCCTAATGCTTTGATTTGATGGGAGTTCATGACAATATTTCCGGTCATTAAACCGCCAGCACTAGGCAATGCCCCAACATTTTCAGCTTCTAGTTCAACGTTGCCATTGGAGTTAGGTTCTTTGCCGCACACTTTGGATACAGCACCGGTGCCATCCAAGCCCATACGGGAGACGGAGTAGGCATAAATTGGGGTTCCGGAATTGAACGTCATTGCAATTCGCGTCCACAGGTAAGCGCCCTGTGCTACCGTGGGAATGTTGCCTTGCCAGTTTCCGGACGGTATAACATTCCCGGATGTGCTGGCTTGATATGTTACGGACTGACTGGTCAATAGAGCCGGGTTCCCGATGTCGCCCTTTTCGCCCTTGATCTCGAACCACTGATACTTCGTCCAGTCTGTTGGAGCAGTTGCGGAATTGCCGCTGTATACGCCCATCCAATTGTCAGGGAGAACACCGAAGCTGTGAGAAGCTGCCGTGGGCTTCTGCGCCGCGTACCGAATCCAGACGTATGCGTTGTCACCCTTATCGCCCTTTGCGCCGTTCGTGACGGTAAACGTGCTGGTGGTATTATCGTTATAGGTAATACGGTACGTGTCTACCAGCCCGCTGACGGAGACTTTGGCAATGGTTGAAATGCCCCGCCCGTTTTTTACGGTGAAGTCAAAGGTAGTGGTGTCCGCCATGGTGATACGGTATGTATCCGTAAGGCCGCTGGTGGAATGCTTCATGATGCTGCTGATACCGCCATGGCCGTCAGCGGCGGCGGTCAGCCAGTTCAGCAGAATTTGTCCCGTCAGCTTCTTTGCCGCGCCGTCCTGCTCCATGACGAGAAGGTCGGCTGCCTTTACCTGCTCGGCTGCAATCAGCTCGGATATTGCTTTATCTGCGATAAGTCATCCCTCCTCGACATCGGTACTCTTTTGGGAACCGGTAGGCGCAGACAGCACCTGCACCACTTCTTCAATGGCCTGCATACTTCCCAGCATCCTGTCCCAGTTCTCCCGTCCTGCGACCTGAACGCCATCAAGGGTATTCAGGACTGCCTTAAGTTTCATTACAGGGTTCATTTTTACTCCTTTCCCAGCACCACACGCACCGCGCCGTTTTCCGGTACGATAGCGATTAGCTTCGTGTATTGGGCGGCGTACTGCCCTTCCCACCACATTTGCACCGTCTCCGCGGGATTTGCAAATACCGTGGCAATCGTCGCCAGGGATTCCCCGAGAATACGGATGTTTATCTGCCCCGCCTGTGGAAAAGGGTTGAAATAATCGCAGTCGAATTCTTTGCCTGTTGCGGTTTTCAGTTTTTCCATACTTAAGCCCTCACTAATACAGTTTGTGATAATCCGTTTCCGTCCTTAATTGTTCGCCAAGCCACCTCTTCGTCTTTGAAATAGAAGCTCGACGCGAATAGCACGGACGCATCAACGTAGCTTGCGGTATTCCAACCATTGAACACACCATTTGCAAAATCCGCATACCCGAGCGATGTATTGATACCTCCGCTGGTGTAAGCCGTTGATATGGTGTTGTAGCCGATTTCCGAGCCGTAGACACTGTGACTGGCAAGACCTGACCCGTCAAGGTACCCATCGTCACCGCCGTAGTCAATTCTTCCAGCACTGACGCTTCCCCGGAAATATCCATTCTCAGCGTACAGATTCCCGGTCGGCGTAATCTGCACGCCGTTAGCCTCAGAGCCGCACTGAATGCCGTTGACACCAATGTAAATACCCCGGCTGTTGGTGCCGTTCCAGACCTGATTGTTATAGCTTAGGTAGTCCGATTGGATGTCGAAACCGCCGATTTTGCCGCTTAAGGCGGTGATCTTTCCACGGACTTCTGCGCCGGACTTGGTGATCTGGAACACCGTGGTATTATTGGCCTTGACCGTCCAGGAATCGTTAAGCAGCTCCCAACCGAAGGACGAACTACTACCGCCGGTTTTGGTCACCCGCGCGGAGATCTGGTCGCTCTGAATGTCCAGCCGCGAGGTGAGCTCGTTCCCCTGTTCGATACGGGCAGAGACTTCGGCGGAAATCTGGTCGGCCTGAATTTTCAGTTGTGCCCGGGTTTCTATAAACTGACGTTCTACCTTACGTGTTTCGTGGGATTTATAGGGAACGGATTCGTCGATTTCCTCAGAGCCGGGGGCGGAAATATCCGCGCGTATCATTTTCCCATAGGACTTTGACACGCTGTAAATGCCTCCATAGGTTCCTTTAACCTGAACTGCATCCCCAACCTCCGCCGCCGGGTCTAAGATTGCGCCTGTCGCCGTATACGTCTGGTATGAATAGCCGTTGATTCTGGCCAACATATCGTTTGCCATTTTCTGAGTTCCGAAAGGGTTTTCGGAGATCAGTTCCTTGCCGCTGTCTGTACCCGCCGTATACTCCACGCCGTCAGCAACCTTTAACGTGACGCGGCTGTACGCGCTGAGTGGGTCTGATATTTTCAGGCTGTCGGCGGCAGACCCTATGATGAACTTATCAAACAAGGATTCTGACACCTCCAAACGTGATCGCTCTGTTATCGCTTCCGCCAACAATCAGATAGTTGGTTTCCTTCGGAAGACCCGTGAGCGTGACCAGCATCAATTCTCCGGTGGCCGTCATAGCCCAGGAGCCGGTGTACATTGCGCCGATGTAGCCGATGACCTCACGGCAGCTGTACCCGACAGGGTACGGGATTTCGTAACCAGATGTCACGATTTGATATGCCCGGCTATCCAGCGAGATGCCGACTGCATCGGAAATCTCTTTCAGAACTTCAATGTCACTTGCAGGCCAGTTAAGTGAGGATTCTGCCGGATAGTCTTCTTCCAGAAGAAGCATTCCGTCGTATCCGTGGAGCGTTAGTTTTGTCCGGTCGCCGATTTCTCCTTCGCTCCGTTTGTCAATGTAATACTTTCCTTGGGGTAGCCATTCAGAGACGGCATTCTCATTTGCAGCTCTGATATATGGCCGAAGAAGCGCACGTTTGGGGATATCACCATATGGATGAATCATTTCAACGTTGATCTCACCGGCGCAGGTTTTTCCAACGTCAGGAGAATCGGAAAGAAGCGGTTGCTTCTGCTCCATGGATATCAGCAGTTCTTCACCGTAGCCGGTTTCGGCGCCACCGCTATCTACCAGAATGCGCAATCCGCCGAACGTGATTGCGCTTCCGCTTTTGTCAATAAGCTTTCCGGTATCACCGATGCAGAGGCGGTTTTCAAACCAGTGGTTGCCAGCTACAATGTCCCGGTATTCCTGCGATACGTTCTGCATAAGCGCCCGTCACCTCTCAATCAGGGGGAAGGTAATGCCGCTCCACCAATCGTCTTCCGGCTTCTCTATCAGGAAAGATGCAGGGTTATTGTTGGAGTACATGGTCACATTGTTGCGGTACCCGCTCATAGGGTCGTAGTAGTCCACGGTCACATATTCCGGGAGAATGGTATGCAACACCAGGCGGGCTTCCTCTGCCGTCAGAGGGCGGCAGGTGATGTCCAGACGGATTTTGGTTGTCACCCGGCCACGCTGCATTGTTCCGTCCATTGTGCGCCCGGAATTGGGTGCGTCAATGTCGTTGCGCTGCCACTTTACGCCCTGTTTGGCGATGAACGGCATGAAGTCCACGCCGTTTATCTTGAGCATCATCTTCATGCCGTTTTCACTCCTTTCGCTTATCCATACATTCTTGCGTTCCTGCGCTGAGCATCCCGGACAGCCCGGTCAAAGTCATATCCACCGCCACCTCCGTTGCCCTGATTGCGCATTTCCGCGATAATCTGCTGAGCGACAGCGTAGATAGCGGTAACAACGTCGTCATTGGCTTCCCGAACGCCGTAGGTGATACCATCAACGATCTGGTCATTGTTGGCAACCGCTGTCCGTCTGCCAATAGAGCCAACCATTTCTGCGCCCGCTTCACGGGCTATGAACAGCTGGCCTTGGTCTACAAAACCGCCGTCGGCAAGCATCGGAATTTGAGGAACGCTGATTTCCCGGAGCCCGGAGAACGGGGTAAATCCTGCAATGCTGAATCCTCGGATACTGCGGAGAATGCTGTTGATTCCGCCGAATGCGTAGCTGATTGCCGAGTTAAGTCCGGAAAGAACGCCGTTTATGATTCCTTTGAAAAATCCGACTACTTTCCCAAATATAACCGTTATATCTGTCCACAAATCCGTGAAAAATCCAACAATCGGGCGAATGACGTTTGCGTCAAACCAGGCTGCAATTCCAGAGAAAACAGTGCTGATTTTATTCCACGATTTTATGGCCCAGGAAGATATGCCATCCCAAAGGTCGGAGAAGAACGAGGCGACAGGCTGGATAACATTTGTGTCAAACCAGTCAGAAACGATGCCCCAAACAATCTTGATGGTTTCCCACGTTCCGCTCACAAGCACTCCGATGTTATAGAAGACATCCTCAAATGTCTGGCTTACACTTTTCCACAGATCAGAGAACCATGTAACAGCTGGTGAAAACGTTTTAACAATGCCATCCCAAAGTCCGGAGAAGAATCCGGATATTGGTTGCACAACGTTTATATTGAACCATTCCGCAACAGGTGCAAAAAATGCGCAGATTTCATCCCACTTCTGGTAAATCAGAATGCCAAGGTCTGTCAGTGCGCCTACTGCTAGGCCAATCAATGCGCCTATTCCGGTGCCAATCGGGCCTCCTAGGGAGCCAATAATGGCACCGATTCCAGCGCCCGCCATTGTTGCCCCGGCAGGAACCAGCAATCCATTCAAGACATTCAGGCCATTCATGATTGCGTCGTATACCCCGGTAACGAACATTGGTATTCCAGCAACAATTCCACCGATGGCAGCCCCTATAAGCCCTGTGCTTATCGTTCCACCACCAGCTGTGATTGCCTTTGCCACGGCGCTTTCCCCAAACGCTTTTGCTATAAACTGCCCGATGCCCTTCCCCAAAAGTCCGGCACCAGCTGTTCCAGTAAGGCCACCAAGAATGATTTCTCCGAAATTGAAACTGTTGAGCTTTTTCTCGATAGCATCTTTGATTCCGCTAAACTCGATTGTAAATCCTGTGGCAGTTAGAATCACGCCTGCGGAAATCGTAAGCGGAATGGAAAGACCGTTTTTCCCAAGCGTTTTGAGCGCCATAATTCCGTTCAGGAAATCGTTTGATAACTTCCATGCAAGTAGCGCAATTCCGATTGTGGCAATAAGCCCCAGAATCTCTTTCAGATTGTCCTTAACAAAGGAAACAAGCGGCTCCAGTTTCTTTTTCCACTCGTCAATCTGCGTGGTTACTGCATTTTTCAGGAAATCATACCCCGGCAAGTCTAAGCCAAGGTCTCCACCGCCTACACCGGCTCCGCTTCCACTGCCGCCCTGATTCTGGTCAGGAAGAACGTTCAGTTCATCAAACCCGGCAAGGTATCGTTTCAGTTCCTTGGCAGACCCGGCGGCACTGTCCATGTTGTCGGCAATGGCACCGCTCCCGGCAGAAGCGCTCCCAATCGCATCCCCCCATTTCGGGGACTTTACCGTTATCCCGAACAGGGTGGCAATGGCCGCTATGATTTCCTGCAAGGCGCTTGCCACGGCAATAGCAATTGGCAGAACCTTCGTCAGAATCGGAATAAAGATGTTTCCTACGGCACGTGCGGCTTGTTCCAGCTCCGCCCGTAGTACCCGCAGCATGTTTGCCGGATTTTCCAGCGTCCGCGCCATATCTCCTTGCACCTGCGTTACCTGCGTCATCATGGCGTAGTACCGCAGCTGGGATTTCTCCGCCTGCGTCATGCTGGAAACGCTCTTGTCAATTCCAAGATTCAAGCGTTCCTGCTCCAACCGGGCAACAGACAGGTCGTAGCCCAGCCGCCGCAGAGGTTCGAGTTCTCCGGAAATACCGGACTGAACCTTCTGCATTGCCGATTCAAAATCGATATTATAGAAGGAGGCAAGGTCATAACCCAACTGCGTCAGGTTCTTGGACATAAACGCCGCCTTGTCACCAGCCACACCAAAACCTGCGATAATGGTGTTAAAGACGCCCTGATTCCGCATCCATTCAGCGGGGTCAATGCCCATTACCTCAGAAACCTTCTGGGCGTAGTTATAGGCTTCCTCGGCGTACCTCCCCATTGAAACGGTGAACAGATTCAAATCCTCCGTATACTTGGACGATTTTGCAATTGCGATACCCTGGAGCTTTGCCGCCGCCCGGTATATGGCCGCAAAGCTGATTGCTTTGAGCGCACTGTTCCAAGCATTTGTGCTTGTGGTTGCCCGCCTTACCGTACCGTTGTACTGCTCCGTCGATGTAATCAGCCTTTGAATTCTGCTTGGAAATGCCGAAAACCCGGAGGAAACCTTGTTCATTTCATCCGCAAATGGCTTCATGGCCGAAGCCAAGTCTTTCATCTGCTGAGTGAACTTATCAATATCCGCTTTCTCAAGCTCCTGGATGACCTCTGGTAGCTTTTTCAACTGGTTGATGAAGGAAGTCATATTAGACCGGCCAAGCTCGGACAGAGGCTGCAATCCGGATGCCAGATTCCGCAGTTTTTCTCCGGGGGTGTCGGGCAGATTGGTGATTGCTTGATTGATGGCCGCCAGCTGGTTTCCAATGGACGCGGAAATTTTCAGGCTATCCGTCTTGTCTTTCAGATTGCCCAGGGAGTTGCTAATGCGGTTTATCTTGTTCGCAAAATCGCCGGTATTCATGTTGTTCACGGCATTCTTGATCTGCGAAATTCCTGCTGCAACTTTGGAAAGGGCAGTTGTGGAACCGCTGATCGACGTTTTTAGCTCTGTCAACTTTTTTGCCAGAACCTCCACCCCTGCGGATGCCGCGGCACTGTCATTCACAATCTGAAACTCAATGCCCTGCATTTCCACATTGTCAGCCATCCCCTTCACCGCCCTTCTTCTCAAATTTCTTGTTGATGGATACCATAAACATCTCCATCATGGCTTTCGCCTTTTTGTCGCTCTTTTCCTGCTGGGTCAGCTGCTTTTCTCCACTACCCGCCGCTTTCCGCTGCCCAGTGTGCAGCTCAAAGGGCTGCTCCCGGTAGGGAATCGGCTTCGGCGGCTTCTTGCTGAAACTGAATCGAAGAACCGGGGCGGCATCCAGAAGGGCTTCATAGTAATAAGCCCCTTGCATCCACATATCCTGATTCTTCAAGTCCCGTTTGATCTTGTCAGCTTCCCGGTAGGCTTTCACCAGTTCCACGTCCTGATTCCAGAACTGGTCATAGGTCATGCCGATTGCAAGATAGTACGGGAATAACTTCTTGAAGATATTTGTGTAAGCGTAAGAGGGGGTAGGGGTCTCCCCACCCCCTCCGTTTTCGGAAAGAAGTTCGCTTACTCTACTGCTTCCCAGCCGGGGTTTCCCTCGTTTTCCTCTTCATCATCGGAAAGCAGGGTGTACACGGCCTCGGAGTACATTTCCGTCAGCACCTTCACAAGGCCGGACTTGTTACTCAGACCGTCGTAAATCTTGTTGATGGTAGCAACCTTGGTGTTGGGGTGATTTGCCGCAAAAGCGCCGCTGAACAGCATGGGGATCATGGTAGCGGGCTTGTCGCCAAGCTCATTGATGGAGAACCCGATCTTCTCCATAGCAGAAACCGTGGAGCGGGTGAATTCCAGCGTGTACTTCTTGCCGTTGTAGGGAATGCAGATTTTCTTAGCCATCGCTAATCCTCCTTAAAAATGTGTGGTCTGTGTTTTGGCTCAGGTCGCGTCGTCCAGCTCAATGGGCGTGGACGGGGCAATGGAAATGTTCAGGTCTACAACCTCGTTGACGCCGCCGCCGGTGGGGTAGCAAGTCAGCTGACCATCGAACTTGAACTTGCCGTCAGAGCCGGTAGGGGTCAGGTTCGCGCCGTCACCGGTTCCGCCGAACCACACAGCGTAGCTCTCGGTCTTTCCGTTGAGAGCCACCAGCTTCTTGTAGTCATCCAAGGTGTAGTTCGCCGTGAAGGAGAGGGCATCCAAGGACTGGATACCGGCGATGTAGGTCTGCATCTTGTCAGACAGGGTAGTGGTTTCCAGCATCTCCGGGTCGCCGCCCAGATCAGGGAATTCCTTGATGTCAATAAGCTTTTCGTAGGTGTTGCCGGTGCTTCCTTTTTTCATGAGGAAGACCTTATAGGTAGAAATCGCGATAAGTCATCATTCCTTTCGTTGTAATAAAAAACGGGCTGCCTCCTGTGAAGCAGCCCTTCGGCTCTCTTTCCGCCCTTACGGAAAGGTAAAGCATATTTACCTGCGGTAAATTGTTCCGCCGTCCGTCTCCGCCCGATACCTGGCAACCAGACGGTAAATCGTCCCGTTTTCCATATTCGGAACAGGGGACAACGAAATTCGCGTGAAATTCCTTTTGTAGAGCATTTCGTCTATAACGCCCATGATCTCCCGGCAGGCGCTTTTCTTGCTCCCCGCCTTGTCGGAGTAGACATTAACCTCGTACATCAGCGTGGAAAACTTTTCCCGGTCGCTGCTGTCCAGCCTGTTCGCGGACATATAATTGTCCTGCTCTACGATGCTTACATAGGGGAATTTTGGAGGAGCGTTCACATATTCTCCGGATACCGAAATGCCCTTGAAGCGCTTTCGCAGAGCCTCGGCAATGGGGGTATAGATCAGCTTTTCAATATCAATCAAGCCCTGAACACCTCCATAACGATTCTCGGAAGCTCCTGCTCAATCGCTTTTCTCGCCTCATACATGGGCATTGCAGGAGGATTTCCGTATGTGTGGCCGCCGCCCTTGTCTTTGGGCAGATACCATCCCTTTGGGTCATCCCAATGGCCTTTCCCGTCCGGGTAGGTGCCAGCCCCCATGCCAAACTCCGACGCTTCCGGGTGTCCGGTTCCGTAGGTGATACCGGCTCCAAATTCGATGAAAAGGACGGATTCCCCATCGGCCTTTACGGCGTAACCATTCGGGATTGCCACGACGGACACGGTTGCATCCCTCATCCCGGTGTAAACAGCCCGTGAGAACCGGATGGAAGCCACAGAAGCGCCCAGCATTGCCAGCCTTTCGGCCAGTTCCTTTGCCTTGTCCTTCTGCCAGCGTTTGTATTCCTTCAATTCGTCCTGAATCTTCTGGATGCCGGAAACCGACAGCGGAACCACAATTTTCTTGTAGCTCACGATACGCTCACCTTCGTCACGGCAATGGATACGGAGTTCAGCGATCTTGCCACGCGCTTTACCATGTAGTCATACAGGGGCTTTCTGTCCTCGTCATACACAGGCTCCTTGTCCAGAAACAGCACGGTATTCTCGTCAACGGGGCAGGTCATGTCATCCGTAACGATGACCTTGTCATACCCGGCAAGATTGCCGAACTGCTCCACCTGAGAAGCCCCGGTCGCAGCGGATACGTTGGCGCGGAAGGAAACGGCAGGTTTGTACACAACAGTTTCCTCGCCGGTTTCGTTGCCGTCTTCGTCGGTGACAGGCACTTTCCGGTCATACAGCAGATACCAGAAGCTTTGCTTGTTTCGCTCCATGATTCTCATACTGTCACCTCACAGAACCCCGGCCATGGGAACGATCTGTCGCATCATGGATTCCGGAACGTCCCCGTTCTCGTAGGAACGGGAAATTCCGTTCTCGCTGTGAGACAGCTCACCCTCGCCGCCCCGCTTGTTCAGAAGATACGTAGCAATCTCCACCTGTAGATAGCTGTACTGCTCCGGAACCTCCATAATGGAAGGGTCAAACGGGTATGCCCTGCGGCAAATCTTACTTGCCGCAATGCCAAGGTAGGCAGAAACCGTGCTTTCGTCGGTTTCATTCGCCATGGCTTTTACCAATGCGTTTTTCTCGGCTTCCTGCACGGTTTCTTACCTCCTTTCATTCTACGGGTTCTCCCGCCTTCTTGCGTGGTTTCTTGATAACGGGAATAGGATTATTCTCCGATAAACCAAACTTGGTGATAACTTCCTCGCGGGTGAGCGGTACGGGGTCGTTGAGGGTATCAACGACTACCGTTCCCATCACCACAGAAGTGCTCTCCAGTTCGCGCCGGGTAATCACCTTGTCCTTTGCGGTAAAGCCCACGTTGCGAAAGTGATCTCCCTCGCGCACATACACTTTCCCGTCAGAAACATAGAACATGGTGAACCTCCTTAGCCGTTGGTGATGATCTTTGCCAGAGCAATGGTCTTCGGGTCGGCCACGATAGACCAGTTGGCAGATGCCGCAAGCTGAGCGTCCGTGGGAGAAGCGGTGTAGCCGGAAGTGGGTTTGGTAAAGCTGAAACCGTTGGGGTGCATGGTTTCACGGATACGGGTCACCAGCGCGTCATAACCGCCGCCCTTGAGAGCATCACGGGTCAGCTCGGAAGGAACCTTCACTGGGGCGGGGGCGTATTGAATTGCGCCAAGGCCGAGGACGTAGGTGGTGTAGGTGGCCGCTTTCGCGCCTTCTCCGCTGGTAGCGGCGGTGGTGGGGCAGCTGTCATCTACGACAACAGTCATGCCATTCACGGTGCCAATGCGGAGGGGGCGCTCCACGCCGTTGGCGTCGGTGTATTTCAGGAAGTCCAGCAGCTTCAGTCCAGCCATATTGGTGGCGACCTTACTGTGCATGAACACCAGCCGGAAAGCGTCCTGATTGTCGCCCACGGCCTTCTGGATAGCGTCACCGATGGTGGTAGCGCCCATCTTGTTTGCGTCCGCAACAGTGGTGGATGCGGAAGACAGGTCAGTGATGTGGTTCGCCCAACCGGCAAACTCACCGCTGCCGGTCACGCCGAAGACCGCATTCAGGATTTTCAGCATGATGGACTGGCGCTGCTTCTGCCAGTACTTGGAAACCTGAGAAACGATTTGCTGCATGGGGTCGGCACCGCTGTTGTAATCAACGATGAAGTCCTTCTCCTTCCAGCCGTGGGCGCGGCCAAACACGATACCATTCTGAGCGCTGCCTTCGGGGTCGGTCAGGGTGATGTCAGTTGCGCCATCGTAGTTCTCAGGAGTGCCGCCAATGACTTTGTAGAACGGCAGCGTATAAAAGTCAGAGCCGTTGGAAATCAAGCCCGCCAGTTCTGCGTTCGGGGCGACAGCGCCGCTCTCAAACATCGCGGTCAGGGTGGGGTCTTTCGCATTTGCCCAGTTGTAGTTAAACAGCTCGGGGTCAAACGGAAAGCCAAGATAAGTAGCCATAATGTTTTACCTCCATAATCACTTCAAAATTGTTTTCCAGTCAGGATTGTTCTTGATAAACTCCATCTGGGATTTGGTGTCGAGTTTCAGAAAATCCGCCTTGGTCATTGCGCCGCCGGGGTTTCCATCCGCGCCTCTGGGCGTTCTTTTCAGCTTGTCCGCAATGACTTTTTGGGCGTATTTTTCCAAAAACGTCTGGTTGTTGGCAAAAACCGTAGCCATATCGCCGGATTCCATAGCTGCCGCAGTAGCGTCCGCAAGGACTTCATCATAACCCTGAGCAACCAGCTTTGCTTTGTAACCGGCAACGGTTTTTTCCTTTCGCAGACCGGCCAGTTCCTTTTCCATGTTCTCCCACTTTTCGGCCTGCTCCTGTTGCTTCCTCTGCTCATCAGTCAGAAGCGCGTTGTGCTTACGCTTCCATTCCGCAGCCTCGGAATTGGCCTTGGACAGCGCGTTTTTCTGCCTTTCCAGTTCTGCGGTGTTGTCCTCGTACTCAAAGCCCTCCAAAGCGGCAAGCTTCTGTTCCGGGGTCATGTCCGCATAACCTTCAATGAGATTTGTGTCGATTTTTGCCATAATTATTCCTCCTGCGTTTGGTGAGGCGGTTCCCTCCGCCGTGATCTCTGTTTTTACGGGTTGTCTCCCGTTTGCGTTTTTGATAGAGCAGCTTCCCTGCTGCTGTTATGGAGGGCTGTACAGGCTTCGATCCTGTGGCCTGCGGATTAACAGTCCGCTGCTCTACCAACTGAGCTAACAACCCGTGTAACCCCGACTTACGGTACCGGGGAACCGCTTTGCCCGTTTCCGGGTTTCGTCGCCGGTGGGAGGCCATCGGCGATATATGTGGCGCGAGGCCGATTTGAACGGCCTTCTGTGGGGGGGAGAGGTGAACCCCATTCGCTGTCTGCCGCGCCAAATTTTAGCCTTCTATTCTTCATGTACTCGGCTTTTGGCCGAGGAAATATTTTTGTGGGACGGGGTAAGCTACTTTGAGCTATCGTGCGCTTATGTACACTTATCACACAATGCTGTTCCTTCTCCTTTGCTTTGGCTGCCTTGCGCATACGGCAGTTATCGGCGTGCTTGAATTGTCCAGCCCCCCGCTGGTTGCGGCAGAAAGAATCGAACTTCCATTACATGGGTCAAAACCATGTGCCTTACCTTTTGGCTATGCCGCAGTGTAAAAAAGAAGGGCTTCCAATACCATTTCTGGTATCAGAAGCCCTTCGGCTGTTCGCTGCTCCCTAGAGCAGTCACAAATTATACCATTTGGTGTGGCTCTTCCGCGAAAGGTGCGGCGCTCTTTGCCAAACAGTCAGTTAACCTTCTTGCGCCGAATCTCAATGACCACGATCTGGCCTTGTTCGACTTTGATTTCCGCCTGATTTCGGCGGCGGATGATTTCCTCAATCGCCCGAATTTCCTTCGCCGTCACTCTGACCGCCGGTCTGGTTTCCGCTTCCATCGCCGTTACCTCCGTTATGTGCGGCGAGCTTCGCCGCTTTTTTCTCCTGCTCGGCCATGTAATCCATGCTCATTCGGTAGGCCAACTGCGGGTCGGAAAATAACCCGCAATGTGTAAATGCCAATTCAGGGGCGATTTTCTCGCAAGCAAGCATCTGGGTTAGAACCGTTGATTTCTGCGCGATATTCTCATAATTCCGCCGCGTGAACCGGATTTCCAGTGCCGAGAGTTTCAGGCTCAGATGCCCCATGTCCCGGCAGATACGCAGCACCAGCTTCAAAAATTCCTTTTCGGACTTCTTGAAAACCAGCTCCGTGTCCTTAGCTCTGGCTTCCGCTGCCGACCAGCCGTCCCGCATGATGACCGCCGACCCGGTGTCAGAGGTAGAAGTCCCTCCGTTCCGGTTTGGCATTCCACAGATGGTCAGCACCGTTTCATACATGCTGTCCACAAGGGTCTGCGTCTGGGTCTGGTTCATTTCGGAGGTCAGATATTGAATCTCCGCTTTCAGTGTGGCGTCAATATCCCTGAACTTGATTGCGCCCTCGTCCCGCAGTTTCTTGTAGTCCTCACTGCTGATGTCAACATTATGGAACAGCATCAGTGCTTGAACGAACTGCTCTACGCCGTCAATTCGGTTGCTCTCCGTCATGTTGATTGCGTCAAGCAGCGGAATCACGATTTCAAACGCCCCTAATCGAGCCATGTTCGCCGGGTACTCCACAATCGGGATTCCCAAAATCTGATCTTCTGCGCGAATAACAGCCCACGTGTTCCAGACCTCGAAATACCTGGTTTCTGTCCAACAGGAGAAAACGAGCGTTCCGTCCTCTTTTAGAACATACCGTACACCCATCATGGGCTTATGCCCAAGGCCAATAGAGTACACCACAAATGTGTATCTAGGGTCAAGAGTGAATATCTCAAAAGGAGCCTCGTCTTCCTCAACATCCGCCAGAACGTCCGGCAAAGCCATTCGATAAGAGGTACCGCAAGTGAAGAACCAATCGGCAAGTTCCTTATCCTTTTCCGGCTTGTCTTCGGACAGCATATAGTCATTCAGTTTCAGCACTTCGGAGGAAATGTCTTCGTCCCCACCACGGCTTACGTACTGGATTGGTTCGCCGACCTGATAGGCCGATTTGAAAGATACGATCTCATTTGCTCGGTTCTCCACAACCATGTTGTTGATTTCCGGGCGGACTTCCTTTACACGGTTAAGGATTGGCTGCTCTCCCTTGTAATACCAGTACAGGTAATCAATCTCTGCCTGATTTTGCAGGTGCGTAAACAGTGCCTTTTGTAGCACGTCGATGATATTCCCCTCGTTTATATCCGTAACCTCGGTGTAAATCACCCGACGCCCGAATAACCGTCTGCTCTCCGTATTACGCACCCCCCTTTTCCGGAAATCTATTTTCTCGTTTACCATTATACCACAGTGGCGGATGGTTGTCTACTTAATTCTCGTTCGTAAACCATCGGAGAATAAAAACACAAAGCGCATCGGGTGAAGTTACCTACACCCAACGCGCTCACATCCAATATTTACTTGTTATTTGCCGCTAATCGTGTCTGCGATCCCTTTAATCTGGCTGCAAACAACAGCCAGAACGTCGCAGTACATCCCAACCCGCGCCTTACCAAGGGCAAGTTCCCCGGTTTCGGGGTCAGCCTCCATGTCAAGCATATCCAACAGCATTTCCGTTGTTGCAAGAGCCATGTGAGCATTCATCCAGATTTCGTTCATTTTTGCGGTTGTCATACGGTCTTGCCCTCCCCCAGAAACTTATTCAGGAAGAACGTCTGTCCTTTGCCGGTAACTTTCGGTGTCTTGCTCACAGAGGTATGTCCGTCACTGTGATTGATGACCGTTTCCTTGATACGGAAGAGCCCCTGCTCCATGCTGGCCTGCGTAGGCATGTTGTAATCCGTGCCGTTGCGCTTGATTAAGTACCCATTGTCCCGCATCCACCGGAACAGCCGTCTTTCGCCCATGTCCACACCATTCTGCCGCATGATCTTTGCCAACTCACCCACAAGAACCGTGCTACTGGAAGCGGCCACGCTGTCAGCGAACAGAACTTTGGGCGCATCTGCCGAAACCTTCGCTTCCAATGCCTTGCGCTTGTCCGTTTCAGCCTTTAAGGCAGTAGCTACCTTGAGCAGATAATCAGGATTCAGAATCGCCGCCTCCAGCGTTTCCGGGGTCATGTATGCTCCGTGCTTGCGGATGGAGGGAATGACTTCTTCGGCAATCTTCGCCTGGAATGCCTCGGCAACTTCATTCTTCGCTTTCATTGCAAGGCGGTAAAACACGCTTTCGGGGATGTATTCATCGTAGCCACAAGTGGCTACGCCCAATTCTTTCAAATACCCCTCAACTCGTTTCCACCGGACGACCTCATTGCCACTTGCGGCAACGTATGTGAATCCAAGCCCACGGGCAACAGCTTCCAGATTCAGATAGGCGGTTCCGTTCTTTTCGTAGCAGGGGATACCGCTGATTGTCATAATTTCGTTATTCATAAAAACCTCCATAAAATTTTACTTGATAGAGGTTTCCGTTTGTGATAGAATGGATTTATCCAGATGGAAACCTCTGGGGTGGATAGGGTGTTGGTGTGGTTTGCTAGGCCGCCAACACCCTATTTTTTCTTTGCCAATAACAGCCGGATTCCGTTTCTGATTGCTTCTCCCTTTGTAATTCCGTTTTTGAGGCAATATTCCTGCAATCTTCTGTCCGTTTCGGCATCCAATCTTACGCTAAATCGGACATCTTTTGGATTTTCGGCTTTTGGCCTTCCGGTTCTTGGTGACACCTGCTCACCTCACTTTCTGTCACGCATTAAGTATAATATAGGCGTGACAAAAAGTCAAGCATTATTTTAGAACGGTCTTGAAAAAACTTCCACCGCAGCCCCGTTAAGGCTCTGGGCGAACTCCGCAAACATGGCCATGCCGTCCGGCACGTCATCGTGCTTGTTTTTGCCAGCCATTGTGTAGGAGCAGAGCATATCCATCATTCGACCGTAGTCCGTGTTCCGCTTGTATTTGCTTTCGTCCAGGAATAGGCAATGCTCCTTGACCCATGCAGAATTGACGATGATTTTTGTCTCCTTGTTTGCTGTGGTGAATTTTGTGGTAATGTTGGTGATGCCGCCCATCCGCTTGACATCGCCCTGAATCTTCTCCGCAATGCGCCGTCCGGCGGAATTGCTTTCAAATCGGCACATTTTCACTTTGTCCCGTACCAGAATATCCGCAAGGCGAATATCCACCGTATCAGGAAGTCCGTTGTCACAGATGCAGTCCCCGATATAGTAATCCTGCCCATACACATACCCAACCGGTAGAAAAGCGTAGTCCGTTCCTTTGTCCTTGGTATCGCAAATTCCGATAATAGCGTCTGGTTCTTCCTCCGGTAGCTCAAAGAACCGCCGCAGTTCGTCAGGATGGTAGACAAGCCCCTCGCGTTCAATGGGTTGATTCTGATACAGCGCTTTCCAACTAACGCTATCCATAATATCCCGCTGTTCCCGGTAGAACTTGGTGGAGAACCCCACGCCGAACTCATAGTCAAAATTGCTCTCGTCATCCTCGTTCATGGCCGGAATCCGGATGAATTTTGCTCTGGGATTATTTTCGTACTCCCGTTCCAGCCGTCCGATCACATCATGCACGCTCCACCGGGTAGCAATATGCAGTTCCTTGCACTTGTCGCCGATTTTTCGCTGCCGCAGGTCAGTGGTGTAAGTCTCCCACAGTTTGTCCAGCCGCTCTTTGGATAGCGCGACCTCAATACCAGATACCAGATCGTCGCAGTACAGCAGGTTCGCCGCCCGGTACAGACCGGCATTGCCCGTTCCAATGGAGGTAAATTCCAGCGTCTCAAATCGCTGCCGCTTATCAAGGTCAATTCGGCAGTCCTTTGCGTTGGTGCTGGACACCTGAACGGCAGGGAAGACATCATGCCATAAATATTCCCCCTTTGAGTCAAACAGCCGCAGACATTCGTCATACACGCCCCGCACAAAGGAATTGGAGTGGCTGCCCGTCAGATTCGGGTTGTTTGGGTCGCGTCCGGCAATCCAGGTCAGCAGGAAGATTGCAAGCGTGGTCTTTCCTACGCCGGGGGGCAAACTAACCGCCAGCAAATCCAGCTTGTCATCCCCGCACAGCGCTTGTAGGGCATCAACCACGGGCTTTAATTGCTTCTTCCGTGGCTGATAAAACCGCTTTTTCGCCTGCCTGTCCAGCTCCATATAGGTGAGATAGCTGTCAAAGTCATATGGAGCCTCAAACAATAGCCCCCGCCGCCAAAGGCTGTAGAATCCCTCCACATGAGACGTAGGAGCTTTACCCATTATTTCGGCGCACAGGTATTTCAGATGCTTATTCGCCCGATGAGCCGCCGTGAAATCAGTCTCAGCCCATGCCTGACACAGAGAAAACAGGTCTTCGTATGCCCCGATATCACCCGGTCTGTTCTCGATAGCCCCCAGAATGGAGGTTGACAATTTCTCATAATCCATACTCTCACCTCACAGAGCGTCCGCTTGTTCAAATGCTTTCAGCAGTTTTGGAAACTGGATTGCGAAGAAATCCACCATTTCCTCGTTCTGCGCCCAACTGGAATTTTCGGCAAGGCCGCTTTCAAAAAGAAATGCGTGAATGATCTCATGCCGCTTCACCTTGTTTGTCTGAACCAGAAGGTTTTGCTTGCAATTTGGTTCTCCCTTGCTGTCTTCGTAATTTTCAACCAGCATTTCTTTCGTAGTTTCGTCACAGAAACCGTCACAATCCTTAAGTCTTGGCTCTTTGCTTCCCCGAATTACTGTAAGCGTATATTCTGCTCCCAAAACGTCGATTTTCATAAATTCCCTCCGTTTCATAAAAATAAGGGCTACCCACACATTTCTGTGTAAGTAGCCCTTCGGCTTTCCTCCCGCCCTTGCGGGAGGCATTACTTATGTTTCAGCAGCTCAATCAGCACGACAATAGGGAAGACCAGAATTAAAAATAGCTCCATGTCAGGCCTCCGGTATTAGTTCGCATTCTGTAAATCCGCCTTTGCCGATGCACTTGCCATCAAATGTAATTGTATCGCCGACTTTGACTTTCTTTAGCGCTTCCTCTTGTTCTTTCTCAAACTCGGCATAGAAGAAGACAATGGTGTTCCCGACACGGCGCTCCATTGTAAGCGTTGCGCCACCAGTCAGATTCAATAAGCCACCCGTACTCATTCCGTTTATCTCCGCTGTAATGCGATACCTGTTATACCGGTAAAGGTCATTTGCTACGAGTTCATTCTCTTTATAGGCATTATAAATGTCATCGTAAGATACAGCTAAATCTACATCCGAATCAGAAAAGGCTCTAGTGCTTTCGGATGGTTTTTCCTCTATTTCAGGCTTGGATTTCTTATTTAGTTCAGTTGTGGATGTGGGTAATTCAATCTTTTGCAGCACTTCGATTTCCTCGTATCCGCATCGAGTGCAACGTCTAACATACTCTCCATCCTCATCATATGTTGGCTCCACGCGACGAACGTCTGCCATATTGTGCCCCAGTTTTTCAATTTTCTCTGTTTTATTTTTACCGCATAAACTACATTGGTATGTTTCAAAACCACCACTTTCACAATCCGCCGTTTCAGCTTCTACCAGTATGTATTCGTGGTTGCAATATGTGGCGGGGTCGCTGAATACCCCCACTAGCACGGACACCACAAATAGCCCGGTGCATAGCAGCACCGCTGCCCCAGCTTTCTTCGCCGGTTTCTTCCGAATCAGCTTCACCAGCCACACAAGAAACACAATCGGTGTGGCAAACATGAGAACACCTGCTATAACCGCGCATACACCGGATAGATTCATAAAGATCCCTCCTTCAAAATCGGTTCGTGCTGCCCGGGAACTGCATCCCAGGTCATTCTCTTTCCGCACAGGGCATAATTAAGATATTGCGTTACCATTTCCGGCGACCTTGCCATTTGGAAGTACAGCATTTCCTTTACTCGCCGCATCATGCCATTTTCGCCAGGCACAATCGTAATGCCCTCATTAACCAAATGAACCGTGCAATTCATTTTCTGGCAAGCCTGTAAAAATGGATAATACTCCGTTTCTCCACCCTCAAACATGAAAATGGATGGTATCTCTACTGTCCCGTCCCGCACAATTACATTGAAGTGTGGAACACTTTTATACCGCTCATTTAGTTCGGCATCAGATATTCTTTTCCCCATTTTGCAGTCTCACCCCTTTAGAATTGCTTCGTGCGTATTCTCACACATTTCTTTTCCGTACCGGTAATTCCCCCGGTAGGTATCCTCGTTGCCCAGAATCGTCTGGACTGCGGAGTGCTTGAACTCCTTGCCCTTCTTGCTCCGATATCCTAGCTCATTCAGCTTGTCTGCAATTCCTTGCAATGTACAGCCCTGGTTTCTCAACTCGAAAACCTTTTTTACAATCTCCGCCTCTTCCGGCACCACTGCAAGATGCCCGTTTTCAGCCCGATACCCAAGTGGAGGCTTCCCCCCGGCATAGCCGCCCTCTCTGGCTGTAGCATACCGCCCCATGGTAGTTCTTAGGGCGATATTGTCGCTCTCCAACTGATTAAAGGAAGATAGAATTCCAATCATGGCACGTCCCCACGGGGTAGTGGTATCAAGCGTTTCATTCAGGCTTATGAGGTCAACTCCGTTTGCCAACAAATCATCCTCTACAATCGCTAGAGTATCCCGTTGCTTTCTGGAAAGCCGATCCAGCTTAAAAATAACAATAGCTTCGATTTTACCCGCCCGAATATCCCGAAGCATTTCTTGAAGCCCCGGACGGTTTGTGTTTCTGCCGGTATACCCGTTGTCCTCATAGGTTTTCACATATTTCCAGCCCTTGCTTTCAATGCAGGCTTTCGCCATTCGCTCCTGCTCAGGCAAAGACACTTTCCCGTCCTCTCCCTGAGCCTCTGTAGATACTCTGGTATAGACACACGCCTTTTTCATCTCGTACATTTCTGCTTCCCCCGTACATCTTGTTTTCTGTATAATATCAGATTTACAATTATTTGTCAACTGTAATAATGCACAAATAGGAACTGCCTTTTTTGTTTTTGCCAGAATTTTTGAAAGGGGGGGCTTTTTGATTTCGCGGGTATTTATGGGGCTAACCCCCGCCGAATCAGGCCGCCCATATCCCCCGCCCCCTGTGCTTTCGCTGCTGCTTCTCCCGTGATGGAGCAGGAAGCGACGGATTTGATAATTTACATTTTTTCTTGAATTTTTGTAAAATAATGCTTGACATTTACGAAAATATTTATATAATAGTAAATGTAAACAAGAGCAAAACAAAAGCGCCCCCGGAGGCCGTAGGAAAGCAACCCGGGAGCGCACCACACAAGGAGGCACCGCTATTATAGCACGGCCTCCGCAGAATTACAAGGAGGAATATTATAATGATTATCAACGGAAAGAACTATCTGTTACTAGAAAAGCGCGGCTGCAATTTTAATGGAGGCGTCCCGGCCACCACTAAAAGCGACGTTGGCAATTATCGTGTATGCACGATGGGCGAGACGATCCCCTGCAAAGACGGCCGGAATTATTTCCTTGAATTCTCCCTTTGGCAGAACCGCAGCCAGCCGCGCTATACAAACAAGCGAACCGGCGCACCGCTGAAACACCCCGCGCAAGAGATAATCAACCCCATCGGGCTACACATAGACACGCAATACACCGACGCAAGCGGCCAATCTTGGCGCAGCCTCGACCTAGAACAGCGCATCCACAAACGGAACCCCAGCTACACCGCCGCCGATATTCTTTCCATTGCAAACGAGATCAGCGCGGAACACTACGACGGCATTAAATGGGTTTATTCTTTCCGCGAGACCATCGAGCATGGCGCGAACTTTACGCCGGCCACCATGATTTCCACCTATGCGAAAAGAAACCGCCTGGAAATGGATTCCCGGTTCGGGTCTCTCCTTCTCAGGCTTTACGCCGGAACATATAAATATCTAGCATACGACGTCCGCAGCTTTGGCGGCCGCGATACTGTAACCGTTATTCTTGAGGAGGTCGGCGCGTGATTATCCTTGCAATTCTGTTTTTCCCGCTGCTAGTTCTGGCGGAGCTGCTAAAAATCAGCAAATAATATTCAAGCCGTCCGGGCATTGTCCGGGCGGCTTTTCTTTCTGTCCGCGTCCAGATCAGGCGCGGCGTTGTCCGTTTGCCCTGCCAACGTGGCGGGGCTTTTCTCTTGCTATGCCCTGTAAGGCTCTCAGCGGCTTTTTAAGCGGTTTTTATTCCGGCAATATAAATTAACGTTAACAATCGTTTCCTCCTTAAATTGGGCGCGTATGGACGCCACGCAATGCCGTGCGGCATTTTATGCAGCGTGTAAAGCGTTCAGCGCCCGCCCTTGCCCCGTTTCCCGTGCCGGATATGCCAGGGCAACCCCGCAGCTTTTCCCCGGCCTGTCGCTTTCTGCGCCCCCCCGGCGTTCTGCCATCTGCAGCGGTGCAGGAGCGCCGCCCCATAAGCTGCCCCGGCCCCGGTCAGATTTCCCGGCAGGTTTTTGTGCCAGAGCTGAAAACCCCCGCAAGGCTCCCAGCTCGTGAGCCATAGTCGCAAAGTCGCAGCCGAAAATTCCCGTTTCATAGTCGCAGAAAGTCGCCCCGAAAGTCGCAAGACCTCCGGGGCATTTTCATAGTCGCTATAGTCGCTGGGTCAAAGTCGCTGGCATAGTCGTTAATAGTCGCTCAGTCTCCGCTCTCTGCGTCAATGATAGTCGCACCGCTCCCGCGAACATCTTCCAGATACTTCTGCCGCAGCTTCTCCGGGTCTGCCCGCTCTCCAAGCGGATTATCCGGCTTTAAGACCACTTCCTGCTGGTCTGTGTAGTTCATATTGTTTTTCATCAAAAAAATTCCGGCAACGGGGTTAATCTTGCCATTTTGCATGAAATCCTCCATCTGAGCGTTGATTAAATCCCGCGATTTTTTGATGGTGTCACGAATAGGGCGGCTTAATTTCCTACTTTCCGGGTGGTCGTTGCACCACCGCCACATGGTCATTCTGTCCACACCGAACGCCAAAGCGAACCCTGCGAAAGTCGGCTTCATGTCATTTTCCGCGCACAGGCTGAAATAGTTGAAGCACCTCTGCTGCACCGCTTCTAAGCTATCCATATCCGGCTTGTCCCACTTCATAATGGTCATGGAATGGTTGATGTACTTTGTGTTGTCGCCGGGTTCCAGGTCAGGCACCTGGTATGGTTTCTTTTTGAGCTTTTCACCTTCTGCCAAAGTCGTTTCCTCCTTTACTTTCTAAGTAGATTTAATATATACTTTACCATAACACATACACACTACAAGATATAAGACTTATATATATTTATTATATATAAATTCTTGTTAATAAGATAGGCTCACACTTCTATCAGCGTGAACTTGCGCTTCTTTTTAAGGAACTTCCCCGTGAAGGTTCCGTCCGCCGTCCTGCCGCCGTTCACGAAAATAATGCTGTCCTCCATGCGGCCAATATAGACTTGATATTCCTTCCCGTCCACCTTCAAGGTCCCTGTATACTGGTCCTCATCAAAGTCAGCCTCTGCTGCACCACCGTTGTATTTCGTCCCGCAAAACGGCGCATGCAGCCTGTGATGACAGCCCCGCAGTTTATACATTTCATCTTTGCTCCCTCCTCACACCGACACCAATTCCAGATTTACCCGCAGCGTCGGCTCTGATCGTAAGATGCGGACACTTCTGTCTCCCAGAGTAGTTGCATCCACTGTCTCGCATGATGCTTCCACGTTGATGTCTCCCACATACATCTTGGCCGTGAATTCCCTGCCACGGTATCTCATTTTCACGTCGCAGACCTTTCCGGGCTCAAAGTCGATGATGTTCAGCAGCGTATAGCCGCAGTATTCGCATTTGCATCCCTCTATGGGGGCACCGCAATTTGGGCAGTTCATCGTCCCTTCCACCGTCCTTCCTTGTAGTCGTACTCCCGCAGGCAGTCGTAGCGCTCCCGGAACGGGTAGAACTTCTCGCCGTTTCCCTTGTATGCCTCCTGTAGAGCCTTATCCAGCTGTTCCTGATACCAGTCCGATTCATCCATTGGCAGAAAAGCCGGGCGGAAATACTGCATATAGTCGTTGACTTTCCGCAGGACTTTCAAGATTCTGGTTCCGCTGAATGTATCCTTTCCCATGATTTCCGGGTCTCGCAAGGCCAGGGAGATATAGTCGCACATTTGCTGTGTTCCGAGGCCCCAACCATCGTTGAAGCACTGCCGCTGAACAGCCTCCTGCTTGGCAAGATACGCATTTTGTTTTGCCATATGCTTTTCCTTTCTTTTCTTAGTAAATCCCTGTATAGAACTATAACAACATACACACAAGATATAAAATTATATTATATATACTATACAGGGATAAAGCTATAATATTAAATTCCGTCTCCTGTTTTTCGTTTTCTTTCTCCTTTCTGTACAATCCTTCCCAGGCGGGCACGGCCGCTTTCCCCCGCGGACGAATATGTAATTGCAGCACCGGCTGCCCTCGTAGTATCCGAAGAAATACCGGCACCCGACGCAGTACTTCCTGCTATCCTTGTACTCCATGTTGCCCCCTAGAGAACAGGAAAACTCCCAATCCCGCCGAGCATCCCGGTTTCTTGGCATATCATAAGCAGCTTTGTCTGCGCCATCATCCGAATTTCAGCCGGTGCCCGTTCCGCTGCCGTGTGCAAGACGGAAATACACTCAATCCCCTTTCCCTTGTCCACAGACAGCACATAGGACGTCGCAGATACCGCAGAAGCGAACCACTCCGGAACGTTTCCGTGTGCGTATTTTGCAAACATCCTCCGGAGAATCTTTTCCGGGTCAGATTCTTCCTGCTCTACTGTGGTTATCTCCCATTCCCCGGACTTGGCGACCTCTTTCACTGTTTCGGTCAATTTTTTTGCAAGCATCTCGCGTGCAGTCTTCATAAGCAACGCATCATCAAATTTGAAATCCTGTTCTGCCATTATTCATGTACCTCCAATTCCTTATTTTTTCTGTCACGGTATCTCCTTTGAGCGGCTCTCTGGGCGTGGGCTTTCCTTACCCTCCTAAACTTCGAATTGATAATATTCAAAAATCCATCTAATAGCGTGTTGCAGTTCATCTTTCGTAACGCCGTTCAGCGTTTCAAGGGCTGAAATCTTTTCAATGGCTATGACTTTTGCCCAGATCGGGGCTGTTTTATCGTCCAGCCGATATTTAAAAATTTCAGCGGCTTGTCCGAGACTTAAATTTCCGTTACATGGTAATGGAATCACAGCCGGTTCTGGCTTCTCAATGGTTTCCTGGGGAAATCCGTCCATTTTGGTTTGCAAGGTTATCAAGGTAATACCTCCTTCGGCAATTCTGGAAGCGGCATCCAGTGGGTGATATGTCTGCCGGGTTCAAGTCCGTCCGGGTAAAAATACGGTGTACCGTCCACATAAGATTTCCGCGCGCGGCTTGCGACGTGCTTGTACTTATCAAGCGTCAGCACCGTGACACCTATCTCCGGCAACCTCTCACTGCACGGAATCCACCTTGTCCGCTCCAACGCCTCCATGCCCATCCGGCAAGCCTCATTCACGGGGTCTATACTTTCGTAATGCTCCCGGTGTTCCGGGTTCAGAATTTCAATTGCTCGTTCAACTTTCATCGTTATCCTCCAAACACATTTTTGCGCCGCAGTTCGGGCAGTAATGAAAGGAGCGAATCCCCGTTCCGTAATACTCAAAGCCACACACAGAGCACTTATTACCCTCTTGTTGCTGTCGCCAGTCCTCAAAGCACGGGTACCATGCTCCATGTCGCACCGGCACCGCATCTAACAACGGGCAATCATCAAAAAACTTATCCTGCGGATTGCTTTCCAGCTTCGCCCCACGCTTGCAACGGTGCTTTTTGATGTCGTAATCGGCACAAGCACCGCAGTATGTAATTCCTTTCATTCCGATTCACCGTCCATTCGAGCGCCGCAGCTGGGGCAGTAGGTGTTGTGATTATCAAGCTGTGCGGCCTTGCACTCGGAGCAGTAATAATGCCCAACATCGCATTCTTCGTCATCAAAATTCGGCGTGCAATATTCGCAAAACGAAGCGTGGCAAACCTGGCATTCCGGCCCATTGTGAATCCCAATATCTAACCGCCACATATCAATTTCACCATTTTTGTTCTTATACCAAAGATGTTTTTTTGAATAAATCCACCGCCCATGCCGCACCAGCTCCACGTCGGCGGTGGGCAACTCGTCTTCTACAAACTCGGTAACGGTCATATCCGGAGCCTTAAAACCATATCGCAGCATGGTGTCTTTAATTGCCCCCCGGCTGATGTAATCACTCATTTCAATTCCTCCAAACTAATCTGCCCATCAATGGGCGTATTGCCAACCTCTTGCCGCTTTCGCTCCGGGATAACTTCGCGCACAATGGGCTTGCGGCTTATCGTCCGATTGAATGCCCCGCACGCCATCCATCGTCCCGCCCAGTCCGTCGCTTCACTATGGGTAAGCCCGTATACTTTGCATTTGCGAAGCACTTTATCGTGATACTTGCCATTTATGAAGTTGCTACACTCCCGGCACGTATGCCCATCCAAAACGCCGAAAAAACGGTGCATCAGAGCAAGTTTACGTAAGGCCATTACTGTTCCTCCACATAGCACCAACTCTGGGGCGGGCGTTTAATTATCCGGCCATCACATTCCCCTGTGGTGTAGTTGTAATAAGGGCATTCCCAACAACCCGCCTCAATTTTACATAATAGCCCCTTGAATGCGCTCAGCGGCTTCGGCGTATCGTAGATTTCCAACTTGGAAATGTGCCAGCCGTACAGTGTTGCACCTTTTCCGTAGTCCCACAAAGCGCCGTCCACAAGCCCAGTCTGCGCCACAAAGTCATCGTCCACATCGTAGATTCCATACGGTTCTGTTGCCGCCTTGATGGTTTCAACCCGGTCACATACAAATTCCCCGGCAACATGCCCGTTGAAAACGTCCCGGGTTCTATCTGCTTCTGCTCTTCCATACCCCGAAAGGCGGGTAAACTCCGTAAACCAATCGCCCCGGAAAACATCACCCCACACAAGGAACGGCCTTGTGTTTGTGCAGTATATATAGCACTTGAAAGGCGTTTCCAAATATGGTTTTGTCTTGCGGACCTCGATCGTCTTCCACTCGTTGGCAATCTTCTCCACCCACTCCGGGCGGATGCTGATAAGTACCGCTTTAGCCATTGTCAGCCCTCCTGTTCCAGGCCTCTTTAGCTTCTTCCACAGATTCATAAGTGGAAGTTTCTGCGCCGCATTCCCAACATCTGACCCAAAAGTAATTATCTTCGTCAAATGCACCGTCCCCTATAGCTCCGGCTGTCCCCCCGCAGAACGGGCAGGGCTTCAATTTGATTTCGTCCATGTTTTCTCCTTCCCGCCCGGGTTGCCCCGGGCTTATCCCCATATTCTGGCCGCAATTTCTTCATACGAAAAACTCTTGCTTGCCCAAAGTCGGGCGGTAAAATTCGCATAATTCCGGCTGAATCCCTCGGCCATCAGCAGTTTTACAAAACGTTTTCTTGTCATTTGCTCACATCACTTTCTGTAAATAACGACCATAGACGGAAACGGTGCTGGGTTCATTGCTGCTCCGTTTTCGTCTTCAAATTTTAACCGCCCACGCAGAAACCGAATTTCCGCTTTTCCGTATATGTAATCGTGGAAATAGCTTGTGTCCGTCCGTGCCGGAATCAACATGACGATTGTCACACCCCCACGGACATATTCAGAATATGCCTTTTGAACCCATTTCCCGATCTCCCGGCCATATGGCGGATTGCAGAACACGGCTCCGTATCCGCTCCAAGGCAGGGAAAGGCCGTTCATTTCAGGGGTGAAAAAACATCTGCACTTAGCGTTCTCTGATGTAGCGGCGGCATCTAAGCCAAAGTGAAATTCTTGATCCAACTTCTGAAAGAAGTCTTTCGGTGTCCGCCAGTCCATTTTTACGCTGCTTAACAGTGCTTTGTTCATTTTTACCTCGTTTCTATCCCCACTGTTCCGCCATAGCTTTTGCAATACCGGGGAAGGTCTTTGAACGAGTTTTCTGATCTCGTTCTTTTCTGCCCTGAAATCTGCGGTAGTTTCCGTAAGCGTCCTTGCATCCGCCATTTACATACGGTTCGTGATTGGTGATAATTTCCGTTGGGTGCAGTTTTGGTAGCCCTTTAAGCCACAAACAAGTCCGCTTACTGTAGGGGTGGCCATGCTCATACGGCTGTATTGCCTGTGTATATGGTGGCAATCCAACAATTTTCATGGGCGTTGGATTTTCCACCGCAATCATGGGAATATCGGCGTTGTAAAATTCCATGAAAAATGCCTTTGCTTCCATTGCCAAGGGATACCGCTCCGAAACGATTTCGCCATTTCTCCGCATTCTGACCGCCCCGGCATTCGTCAGGTAAGTACACGGCGGGTGTGCAATCAGCAAATCCCACCGACCCACACTATGCACCTGTCCGTCCATGGTGACGATTGTGCCGCCCTTGATGGCTTCCAGAGCGTCACCCAAAATGTGCCACTCCTGGTGACCGCCGCTGGGTTCCTGGATGTCGCAGGAATAGGCCTCATGCCCCCGCGCCCGGAATGCCTTGCACACGGTTTGCGATTCCTCGCAGGCTATCAAAACTCGCATTTTTAGTAGTCACCTTCATTCCTCTTATCAAACTCCACGTTGATCTTCGGCACCCACGTATCGCGCAGTGCTCTTTCCACGCCCGTAAAAAAACTATCGACAAATTTTGTGTAATTAACTTTTTTAGCCAGCTCCGCTCTGATTGCCTGTGTAATTTCCGGTTTGCGTTCGTTTACAAGTGCTTGCAATTCCTCACGAGTGATTTCCTCAATCGCTCGCCTCACGTGGAACTCCAACAATGTATATTTATTATCACTGGAATAGTTAGAAATTTTCCCGTTTTTATCAACTTTCGTAGACAAAACCATTTTTACGATCTGGCTCACGATTTCGTTTTTCCCGTTTAAGGATTCCGAAATTCCCATCATAACGGTTTGCTTTACCGCTTCCGCCAAATAATCCTGATCGATGCTCAAGTCCAATCCTACAATATTCGCCATTTTAATTTCCTTTCTGTTTTCCTTTATTCCCCCGAGGCACTTTCCCCCACCTGGGCGGG